TCAATAAGCTAAATAGCCAAAGATTGTTCTATCAATTACATGGTTTATTTGGTACAGCTCTTAGTGCTAATGCTTCTGACTTAGCTAAAGCTGCTTCTTCTGGTGCTGCTGAAGCTAACTATCTAACTGCTTCAAACGTAGCAACAGCTAGAGCGTTACTTGGAGAGCGTGGTGATGAGTTAGATACTCTTATTGTTCACCCAAATGTAGGTTTCTATCTTTATCAGGTAGGACTATTAACCTTCTCAACTTCTTCACTAACTTCTGGTGGAGCTGTGACTTGGGGTGGTGGTGGTGCTGGTGTCAATGCTAGAAGCATTGGTCAATTCGCTGGCATGAATGTTGTTATGGATTCTCAGGTGAACGCTGTTCAACCTGGATCTTCTGGTCATATCAAGGAGTACTACTGCTACTTGGTTAAGTCTGGAACAATCATGGAAGGTGTTCAGCAGGATTTAAGAATTGAAGCTGATAGAAACGTATTATCCAAGCAGGATGTACTTTCTGTTGACTACCACACTTGTTATCACATTATGGGTACTAAGTGGGGTAATGCTGCTGACAACCCAACCAATAGTGTTCTTGGTAATAAGGATAACTGGACTGCAACTTATGATGCAGACCTAATTCCTATGGTTCAGTTAACAGTTAACACACCACTAGACACATCAACACTTTGATCTAGTGTAAGTCTGATCTTCCATAGATCTGCATGAAAGCCCTCACCATTTATTTGGTGGGGGTTTTTTATGACGCTAGAATAAAAACAATGTTTGGTAAATAAACGTGGCAGCAACTATTCACGCCACTTTGAAAGGTGAAAGTTCTAATAGTTATGTCACTTTGGCAGAAGCTAATAGTTACTTTGAAACTTCTCCTGATGATTCAACGTGGACAGACAAGTCAGACGACAAGAAAAATAGAGCATTGATTTCTGCTTGTCGTTGGATTGATAGTCTTAATTTCTATGGTGACAGATGCGATGAATCACAAGCATTAAAATGGCCTAGAAATAATTTTCAAGTTGATGATGTTGAACTTGATTGCAGTTCAATTCCTAACAAAATTAAGTATGCACAGTATGAATTAGCAAGAGCGTTAGCTAATGATACGGATGCAATGACAGGAAATACAGGAACAGAAGGTGTTGCAAAAGAAGTCGAATTAGGTGAACTAAAGGTGAAATACAACGAAGCTAGTCTTGCTACTGGCAACGTGAACAATGTTTTTGACGTTTATCCTTGGCTTCAGTCCTATCTTGGTGCTTATTGTCTTGGTGGAGCTGGCGGCTATCAAGTACGGGTGGTAAGAGGTTAATTATGGCAAAAATTGATGATGTATTTGGAACAGTACCAGCAAGTATTCTTAGTACTTGGGGGCAAACATTAACTTTTGTTAAAACCACAACTCCAAGAACATATGACCCAACAACGGGTGCTGTTACTGGAGCAGATACAAGCGTAAGTGTTAAAGGAGTAATTACACAGATTAATTCAAGTGAAGACGAAGGGTTATATCAAACAACTGACTTGAAAATTGTTATTGGAGCGAATGAATTAGGAGATTATTATCCTACGGAAGCAGATCGTATTCAATATCCACAAGCAGGAGCTACTAAGGAGGGAAAAATCATCAATATTCAAACCGCAAGAGGAGATAAACCTATATTTCATACATTGATAGTGAGGCCGCAATAATGGTTATTCCTTTTAAAAGATTTGCTGTACAAGCAGACAGAATGTTTGCTGAAATTGTTGCAGGTCAAGCTTTGGAAGCAGCAGAAGAAACTGTTGCTGAGTTGCAAGCTTTAGGGCCACAATGGTCAGGAGAATTTAGTAATTCTTGGAAAATAGAAACAAGGACACAAGTAAGTGCAGGAAAAGGGCAGAAAACACTTCCTATTACTTTAAAGGCTCCAAAACCAAGAGGTAGAGATGTTCTTAGAAGTAATAGTTGGTTTGTAAGGATAGAAAATACGGCTCCCTACGCTGCTGTCGCAATGGATTTAGAAGAAGGGAAGTTTTCAAGGAAATTCTATCCAAGTGGGCCAATAGCAAGAGGGTCTAAATGGGATACAACAGGAGGTGGCAAAAGAGTAGGGCCAGCAGTCCCACCGATGAAAAGAGGAAATGTTAGTTGGGGATCTAACGGAACAGCTAGTAGAACTGCGGATTTAGATTGGTTTGCTAATTTTAAAAGAGGTGGAAGTTTAAAACGCATTCTTACTGAAAGAATAAGTATGCCCAGAAAATATTCTTTTAATCTCGATTTACCTAAAGGCACTCCTGGTTACAGGACACGTTCTGTTTTTGATTAATGAACTATCAATCTATTCGAGCACAAGTAGAAAATCCATTGTTAACTGCTTTTGGAGCGTTAAGCCCTGCGGTTCCTGTCTTTTTTGATAACATTACTTCTGCACCGTTAAACAGTACAAGTGAGTATGTAAGAGTAAATGTAACTTTTGGGTTAACAAACGAACCAACTTTGACTTCTAGTGTTGATAACGCAAGAGGAGCAGTTGTTATTCGTATTTTCACAGAAAAAGGAAGAGGGCCATCAAGAAATCAAACATTAATTACAACTGCTGTAGATGTTTTAGAAACATTAAATAATGGTACAAAAGGCACTACTGGAACGTATTTCAAGGTTGGCGCAATAGATGGGCCAAGCTTTTCTAGTGATGAAGATGCACCGTTATTCATGAGCAGAATAGAAACTTCTTACGTTGCCACGGTTTTGAGCTAATCTATAGGTAAATTTCTACAGCAGCCTCATGGCCGTTACATGTTTATCTGGCACATCAGGTGCTCTCTATTACAAACCCGCAGGAACAACAGGAACTTTTGGTACTGGTGATGTAACTATTGGTACTGAGACAATGGTTGTTGAGACTTATTTGAATCTTAAGGCTGGAGATCCAGTTAAGTTTAGTGTGATTGATTCTTCTACAGGTGGATCAGGAACAGGAACCTTACCTGCTGGATTAACTGCTGGAACAACTTATTACATCAAAACTTATACAGCAAACACTGGAGCAATGACTGTTTCAGCTACCAACGGTGGTTCTGCTGTAAACCTAACTGACGTTGGAACAGCCGCAGCTCCTAATGAGTTTCAAGTTGCTTATGCCGCTTTTGAAAATGTAAGTCAAGTTAGTGAGTGGACTTTTGAGATTGAAAGAGCTGAGATTGATGTAACTACTATTGGTGGTGATCCTGGTCAGTACGTTCCATTTAGAAAGTACATTGCTGGATTTGGTGATGGTTCAGGTAGTGCAACTGCTTACATGACAAACGAAGATGCTTCTCTTTCTAATCGCATGATTGAAGATGTTCTTCAACGTCAACAAGTTGGTGCAGCATTTAAGCTTTATACAGACCGTGTATATAGTGGTGGTTCAGTTAGTGACACTCTTAGCCGTTCAATTAGTTTTGACGCAACATTAACTTCTGCTTCTTTAGGTGTTACTCCTGATGATGCACAAGCAGTAACAGTTAACTTCCGTCCTGCTGGAGTACCAACATTCGATTTCAGTCGCAGTTAATCTAATAAGGGATACGGATTGTTCTACAGACCCCATCTAGCATGGGGTTTTTTCTTGTCTATTAGGTTAGAATAAAATTGTATAAATTTTTATCATGACATCTAGTCCTAAAACAGCAAAATCATTTATGAGGGCAATAGATCGACTTAAGAAAGCTGCAAATTTAGAACCCACAAGAAAAGAAGTTGAATTATCTGATGGGACAGTCTTTGAGATGTGGGTTGCTCCACTAACAATGGCAGAAAGAGAAAGAGCACAAAAAGGAGCAAAAAGTAATGATGCTAATGAATTTGCTTTGAGATTATTGATTTCTAAAGCTCAAGATGAAAGTGGGCAAAGATTATTTGCTATGGGTGAAATTGATGTATTAAAGAATGAAGTGAGAGATGCTGATCTTCAGACTTTGATGCTTGCTGTTATTTCTGATGAAGAGGAACCTCTTGACCCAAAAGCTTAAGTGCGGAGCTTCGTAAAGATAATTTGTTAATGCC